TGTAATATTACCATCACTACCGGAACCAAAAACAGCAGAAACTCCTGTTATAGTTAATGTATTACCGGAAGCTGATGTTATAATACCTGATCCACCAGATACATTTATACTGTTAGAAGTTGCTGTCGCATTTCCTGTATCACCTGCAAGTTTTAAAACTGCAGCACTTGTTAAAGTAACTGTAGCGCTTGTCGCCGAAGTTGTTATACCAGTTGTTCCATCTCCGATGATAGCAACACTGGAACCTGTAGCAGAACCTGTACTTCCTGTTAAAGTTGTAATTCCGGAACCTCCTCCGGTTGCAGCAATTGTAATTGAATTAGAACCATTTGTAATAGAAATACCAGAGCCAGCTGTTAAATTTCCCGACGTTGGCGGACCGGAAGAGGACCCGATTACAAGTTGACCATTACCCAAAGGAAGAGAATTGAGCGCACTTGTCGTAGTTGTTCCTGAAATAACAACACCGTTAACAGGAAAAGAAGTTTTTGCTGTTCCACCATTTGGAATTGTTACGGGAACATCAAGATTAACATTTAATTGATTTGTAGACGTAGTTGTCGTGTTAATTCCCGTACCTCCAGAAACTATCACAGTTGATCCGGTAACTGTCGACGCGGTGTCAGCTTCAAGAGTTTGAATAACGCCAGAAGCTCCGGGAGGTCCCGGTGGTCCAGTGGTTCCAGGAGGTCCCGGTGGTCCAGTGGTTCCAGAACCTGAACTTCCTGGTGGTCCTGGTGGGCCGGTAAAACCTTGACTTCCGGGGATTCCTGGTATCCCCGGGGTTCCACTGCTGCAACAGCCAACAGAGCCGACTGCTATCGTTTTCGTCATTTTATATAAACTTTCAAACGCCCAAGTTTTAGTTATCGGTAAATTTAATTATTCTTTTTATTGGAAGATACTTATAGACAGTTTGGGTAGACTACCGTATTTTTATTTAAAATAAATTCCACGTTTAAACATACGAGAAAATAGTAAAAAGGGAGTTTGGCCAAGAATGGATCCTTGTAATTTGCGGAAGATTGATCCTAGGCATCTATCCTTGTTGATTTCCTTGTCTAAAAATTCTATCATCGAACATAAACACGGTGCGATTATCTATGCGACAAAGGGTCCAGATCGCGGTAAGATAATTTCAGCCGCTTACAACGAACGCTTTACCTTCAAGCCTTCATTTGCCGACCGGTCGTGTCTTTTACCGGGACGACAAAGACGAGAAAAATCTAAAATCACTCTGTGTCGATGGAGTTCAGCGAAATTTCAGCATTCATGCTGAAATGAATGCTCTAATGAAGATTCGGGGAAAGGGTAAGGGATATCTCCACTCGGTCGGTGCTGTAATGATTGTTATTCGTTCTAATCATGGAAAACTTTATGGTTCGAAACCTTGTAGTCATTGCTACAGTAAACTAAAAGATCTAGGTATAACGGTTTATTATAGTTGAAATAAAAAAAGAACGACAATTGCCGTTCTTTTTTGTTTGAACTCTAATTAGAGTTCGGAAATAGTCTACCTTTAAAATTGATAATGTTCACCATCCGTAGAGCTATTTTTTGTCGGATCGTAATTTACCGGACAAACTCCATCCGAAAAAATTCCTTCTGCCAGCAACAGTTCGTACTTTCCATTTTCGAAAGTGACGCGAAAAGGGTAATATTTACGATCTGAAACGTAACTATCGTCTGACATTTGCATATCTCCATCGCAGGAGACAGCTTGGTTGGTCTTCTTAAGATGATTCCAGAGTTTTTGGTCAGACTCTTCGGCGGTTTCAAGAAAAATAAGGGTTAGAATTTCGGTATTTCGAACTAATTTTCCATCAAAAAGTTTGGAAGGATTCCAAGATCTATTGTTGTAAACCTTAGACCAAGTATAAGTGAAGCGAATGCCAGTTGTAACATTCTTTCCTGAGACTGTAACAAAGTGACCATGGCGAACGTTCGCCATTTTCTCTGAACTTTTTCCCTGTTCTGGTAGTTTCTTGGTAACCTGAACTTTCTTCCCTATTCTCTGGTGGTAGATCGAACTACGCAATTACCATAAAATATTGAAAAGGGTAGGCTACCCGACATATATAATAATTTGACCAACAAGTGTAAAATGCATGTTCGCATTATTTGTAACCGAAAAATATAATGGAGTTTCATATTCCTCGTCGAATTCCCATGGAGGGTGAACGTCTTTATCAAAATTTTTTGAAATCTGATGGATATACAGATGAATTATTTGCAACAATTGCTCTCGGAGAACATTTCGAAAAACGTTCTCGAAGTATCTATCCCAGAATGACAACTAATAAGACTAAGCCATACACGAAGCTTACAAATCAACAAAAAATTCGTATCGGGGTAAATCAAAGCCATATCTTCGCCATTTTCTATTCAATGGGAGAATGTAACTGTATTCTAAAAATTCAATCAAATATTGATTGCCGAGCTAAAATTGGTGAATTTCGGGGAAATGTTCTTCTAAACATAAATGTTAAAAAAGGAGACAATACTTTTGAGTTTATTATCAATCATGTAAATGAACAACATTGCGAAATTTGGTTCGATCGCGGTGTTGAGGTGTTAATTAGCGGAGAAATTGTCTAGATAAATTTAAAATCTTCCCAATTGGGGAGATTGTCACCATACATTTTTATTATTAGTTTTTTGTAATAAATTCTTTATTAACTAAGCAAAGAATAAAAATGGATAACAAATATCTAGAACCGCGAGATTTTCATTTTAAATACAAACTAGGGAATAAAATTTCAAGTGGTGCCTACGGATCTGTATATGAATCCGGCAATCATGCTGTTAAAGTTCAAAAATCATTTGAAACTACTTCGGGGAAAGATTCCAGTCCTAGAGTCCATCGTTTACTGAGATCTACTATTCGAGAAATTGATATGTATTCACGTTTTGATCATCCATGTATCATTAAAATAGTTAATTGGTCAATTGAAATATTAACAAATGACAATATAATAAGTTATATGGTACTTGAAAAAGGCGAAAGTATTTCGTCGGCATATCAAAGTAAGAAAATTACAACTGATGAAATATGTAGAGATATTTTATCTGCAATATCATTCTTACATATGAATTTTGTATGTCATAAAGATATCAAACCGGATAATATTATATACCTCAATAATCGAGCTGTCCTTATCGATTTTGGTATTGCTAGCGACACAATTCCTGTAGAAAATTTTGCAGTTGTGTCCGGAGCCGCCTTTACGCCAAATTTTCGAGATCCCGAATATCGTTCTAGTGCAAAAAATAAAGATACTTGTGACGAATACGCATTTGGAATATCTTTGTATTGTCTTTTGAAGAATATTCCTTATGTTCAAAATTATCCACATATTCCAGGTATTACTTTAAATGAAAAATTTGTAACGAATTTGATTAGAGATTGTATAGAACCAGTGGAAAGACGCTTAACGGCATCAAAACTTTTAGAAAAATACGGGTTTGAAAACGTTATCGGGTCTGCACTCGAAACTCCCGTTCCTATGTATGATAAAACGTGTGGAAAGGCAAATGAGACAATTATCGAAATTTTATTTATATGGATGACCGACGTTTACACTGTGAACTCTTTCAGCTTAAAATCTTTATTTCTCGCATTTCATTTATTTCATAGATCGATCAAATTTCTTATTCCAAATTTTGCCACAAACGTCTCTTATATACAACTTGTAGCGATTTGTTGTATATATTTATCAACTATTGACGAGGATAACTCTCCAAATCCAACATTCCTTATCTATCATACAGCTAATGCTTATACTATCAAACAGTTTTATAATATGTTAATAGAAACATTAAAAGTACTACATGGTATTATTACTACCGATACCTATTGGTGGTATGCTGAAAACGATTTTGAATTAACTGCGTACTTTTTAGAGAATTTTAGCTGTTCTTATAATCTTGATAGAATAAAAAATTATCAGAAGGATACAACAGAACACTTTTCAAAAGATATTACGACGCGAACATTTATTCATTTTAGCACTTTTGGGGAAGAAATAACAACAGAACAGATAAATTTAGCCAGAAAATCTCTTATAAAGTACCAAATTAATAAAAATTATATATCAAATGAAAGAAAAATCATTCCGATCGAGTTAAATGATAAATTGGAATTGAAGGTGCTAGAAGAACTAATAATTAATCGAGCTGAATTATTGAAAGATGCAAATCCTAATATAAGTATAGATTATTTGAATTCAATTTTACATTATGCAAAACGATTCAAAGATTTTTCGTCAGAAGGAGGGAACAAATTATATAATCTTTTATGCCGCTGGAAAGAATCGAAGACTGCTCTACGATGGTATTATCTCATTTACAAAAGCTTTAATAATATTGATGGCTTACCTCGCGAGTATGCTAATGACCTCTATAATCCATTCGCTGCATCAACCATTAAAGAATTAATAGAAACATCTATTAGCCCGATAGCTAAACTTGTATTAAAAGAATAATATCCTTGCTATAAGTTGAGGATAATCATTATTTTTTCCAGACAATCTACCCTTGGGGTAGATTATCTAACTTACTTTTTTCTTTTCGCTAAAGACAATCCTTTTGGAACATCTATCTTTAAGATGGAGGATATTGTATTCAAGAAACCATCAACTTCGCAAACTTCATCTAGAACAACTACAGCTTCCAGAACAGGTTTAATCGCAAATTCGAAGATACCATCCCGAATTCCGGCAAAACCTACACAGTCAAAGGGTCCTTCGAAAACAGAGGTTCCAACATCCAGAAGATCGTCAAGAACAGATGTTGTACAACAATCAGCCCTTAATGCATTTGGTAACAATCCGGACGCTCTAGATGCTATCAAACGCATCGGTTTATTTAAGAATGGAGTTCTTGCAGCTGCCAAACCTAGTACTCGGACCGGGCCCGATACAGCCGATTTAGTCAAAGTGACAAATAAACAACTTCGACTTGAGGTTATGAAGAAAATTCCTTTTCTAACTATTACGGGAACAGAAATTCGATATATTTCAAAAGAAGAATTATATGATAATTCTGTTATTAGTTGTGAAATTACAAATGGAACACTTTTGGAACCAACAGCTGATATGAAAAGCGTGGATCTTGCAAATACGCTATTCGATCCGATGATGGGGCCATATAAAGAAGGAGGTCGTTGTACCAAATGTGACTCTTACGGAACAGATTGTCCGACCCATCCCGGTAAAATTCTATTTAAACGCAAAGATTCATCAGGAAATTTAATTGAAGCTCCTATTTATAATACTCGTGGAAAATTTTTAGCCGAATTAGTCAAATGTTTAAACTGTATTTGTGCTTCTTGCGGCAGATTAAAAATTCCGCCAGAAATTGCATTGAAGGCTGGATATTTTAACTACGCGGGATTAAACAGATTAACTTACTATTCCGAACAAAGTTTAAAGGTAACAGTTTGTCAGCGTGATGTTGGTTGCGAAAAACCAAAACAATATAAAGTGTCAAAGAAAGATAAGGATCTTATCGTAAGAGTTGATAAGAAAACTTCTAAAAATCCAGGTAAAGCAGAAACTCCCGTTTATCCATTTGAAGCATATACCATATTGAAAAATTTAGCACCCGACGAAGTGAGAGCTCTCGGATATACAACTGTTCATCCCAAAGATGTATATATTCTTTTTGGAGTTGTTGTGATGCCGCCTTTGTCGCGAGCGCCAAAAACAATCAACGGCAAGACTTCAGTCGATGATCTTACAGATCGATATTCAGAGATTGTAAAGGCAAGTAATGATCTTCGAGAAGCAAATATTAAACCAAGTTCTATGAAAATTATCAAATTACAAGGAGAAAGAGCTCAAACGATCGAAAGCGATTTCCATGCAACTTCTGCTAAATTGCGAGATAAAACTAAGGCTCTTGTCAAAGAAACATCTACAAGTGGTGTAACAAAAGTCCGAAAAACATTTAGTACAGTTATAAGCGGCAAAAATGGTAATGTTCGCAGAACACTAGCCGGAAGAGACGTTGATTTTTGTGCCCGTTCTGTTCTTGGTCCGGGTGGTAACCTAGATGTCGAGGAGGTAGCCGTTCCAGAAGAAATCGCGAACAACGTCCCTTATCGAGAATTTGCTTTTGATATCAACCTTCCATCACTGCAAAAATCTTTGGAGAAAGGTGATGTATTGAGCATAGTAAGGGATGGAGAACATATTATTATCAATGCTGTTAGCCGGAAAGAAGAAATAATACGAGTCGGTGATGAAGTATTTCGAAAACTTCGCGATGGAGATATTGTTGTTGGAAATCGAAATCCGTCTCTACATATGCAATCTATGATTGGTCATCGCGTCAAAATTATCAAATCGTCGGTTATTAAAATTCCACTTGTTACAACAACTCCACTTGGTGCAGATTTCGATGGAGACGAGTATAATTTACATATTCCACAGACAATTGAAGCACGAGCTGATATTCTTGGAATGACACTTCCAGGCATTTTAGAATCACAAGGTCGAGGTGGACCTTTGATTGGACTGGTTTATAACGCTTTACCGGGGTTGTTTTATCTAACGGGTCCGACCACATATGTTTCGAAAAATATTTTTTCAGATGTTGTAATGTCACTCGGAGATATGCCAAATTATCTAATCAGAAAACCGATAAAATCAGATTTTACATCAAATAAAGAATATAAACAAGCTCTTCTTACAAATTATTTTTGGCGTGCGAAAAAAAATAACGTCAGCCCGTATAAAGGGCGATCTATTATTGGTCTTTTACTTCCCGGCGATTTTAACTATTACGATAAAATAGATCCGCCATATAACTATTTTATGGGAAAAAATAAATTCGTCCAACATGAACGAATAGAAGTCGATGAAAAAGGTGAAGTCATTAAGATACTTGGGCTATACAGAATTTTCGACGATGGAAGACGCAAATCCGTTGAAACGAAAATTGAAAATTCCTGGGCCGGACCGGTCTATAAAGTTGATCAGATGAAAAAGTTTCCTGAGACTATTGTTTATTTACCAGACGGTACGCGAGAGAGATCTTTTACGGGAGTCCAATATGAAGTTCAAGATGAATTCGTTATTAAAAATGGTCTTCTGATCAAAGGTTATTTGTCAAAAGCATCTGTTGGTGTTGGTGGAAGTGTAAGATTTTTAACATTTATCTATCGTTATCTTGGCGGAAAAATGGGGACCCGTTTTCTGAATAACTTGGACGTTCTTGGTAATATGTTTCTTTCTCACCGAGCACATACGATGAGTTTGCTTGATTTTTACAATTATACAGATATCGATTCGACAAAGGAACAAATTAGTAAATTAATTACCGAGGCAAGTCTGAAAGTGGCAGCCGAAGGAGGTCCTACGGGTGATGTATTGACTGAAGGAAAACGTCAGGCAAATATCATTAATGCGTTAAATGTGATCCAAGATGCAGGTTTATCTCTAATGAAATCTGCCGATAGCCCTTTTCCCGGATCATCTTTTCAAGTATCAGTTGACTCTGGAGCAAAAGGTTCAACTTTGAACTTAGGTCAAGCTAGCGTTGCAATTGGCCCTCAATTAATAGCAGGAGCGCTTATTGAACCAAAACTTCGAGGTCGGAAAGGTAATCGGATCTCACCATATGTTAACCCAGGAGTAACAAATCTTAGTTCGTTAGGTTTTTGTTCAAGTCCACTAGCTAAGGGGCAAAAGGTAAGTGAGATGTTTACGGCATCAATCAATGCAAGATTCGACACGAGTAAGGGTAAACTATCGGTTGCTGAGTCCGGGTACATTCAGCGGCGTTTAGCACAGTTAATGGCCGATTTAGTCGTTTTAAACGATGGTACGGTTCGAGACGGCAAGGATCCTACATCAAGAATAGTAATGGAATCATATGGAGGGATTGGGTTTACAGCTACAACAACATATAAGGTCAAAGATGCACAAGGTATATTCTATAGTCCTGTTAATATGACCCAAATACTGCTGAATATCGATGAGGATGATTAAACATTCAAAATAATATAAGAATATCAATTGATATTCTTCGCAAGAAATTCTTCGAGGGAAGACTATCTTCTTTTTAATAATTTAATCGTATTTTTCACTTTCTTGAGAGATTCATTGGAAAATGGACGAGGAAGTTCGAAACTGGTTTCTGAAAGGTAAAGAAATAATCGACAATGAAAAACAAAACAAATGTATCAGAGATGCTTTATGTTACAGCTTTTACGAATTAAAAAAATCAGATATTGATAAGGCTATCGGCAAACGAAAAAGTTTGAAAGATATTTACAAAAATTTAACAGAAGTTTATTATCCACCGGGACAAATTCGGACAAAGAAATGGCGAAAGACGAGCAACTCACGTGTGATAGCTTTACCTCAATTTCTAGCGTGATCGGTTATAAAGATGGATATTTGCTAATGTATTCACATTAGTAAATATCCTTTAAAATGCTAATGTATTCGCGACAAGGATTAAAGGATATCAATCGATATCCTTTTTACAAACTATAATTACTCATTTCTAGCTCGATAATCGGCCAATCTGATATCTGTTTCCAAATTTGTAGCAAAAAGAATACATTTTCCACAAGTTTTACAATTTTCATTCTCTAGTCTTCGGCTTCCTCCATATCGGCCACCTTCACAATTGCAATAATGATTATATCCGTCTATTTTCAAATCCTGTAAACAATACCAACAAAAATCAAATCCACAATTGCATTTCATTTTAGCACAACCTTCTTCGCGAAGACACCTCTTATCACATTTTGGACAAACTTGTGTTAAATTTTCGGTTGCTTTTTCGGCGGTATCCATTCGTTTCTTTGATTTTTTCATTTTCTCTTCGCATGTATCGCCAGGATGAAATTCAGATTTGCATTTCTTACAAATTTTTCGAGCACACTCGGGACTGAGACATTGGAATTCGCTTTCTTCGGTCGTTGTAATACCGATATATGGACAAAACGAGCAATGATAAACAACTTTTGTTTTTAAATCGCCATTTTCCAGTTTCCGGAATCGAAGTCGTCCCATCGTTTTCCCAGAAATGAAATCGAGATCTTCTTCATTAAAATTACCGGTACAATTTGGCTCAAAACAACCATCAATGATTTTTGTATTTCCATACGCCATCGCTTCAAATGTTTTCTGAATACAAGATTTACAAAATTGATGTTTTTCCGAACCTTGACATGTGATTTTATCAAGAATTGAAACATTTTCAATACAAAATGAGCATATAAACTCTGCGACCTTATGCTTTGGAACTGGAATAAGTTCTGGGATGAATTGTGGAAATTCCACAATTTGAACCCGGCGTGCGGCCTCACCCATTATTTCAACGCGTTGTCTTCGAATTTCATCCATTATTTCTGCTTGTCGTTCCCTCACACCCCTGATATTACCAAGCAGATCTTCCATCCTGGGAATTAGATCATTTTTCGGAATAACTAGTCGATTTTGCTGGTTTCTTACGCGATGTTCGGCAACAAAAGCCTGTTTAATAAGCTCTTTTCTTCCAGACATATAATCTGCATAATCTTCTTGCGAAATTTGACGAATATTTCTAATCAATGGCATATAATCACGACCTTTTTCAATCGTATTGGGACCCTTCCAGAGTTTTCTAGCTTCTCTTGCCTCACATTCCGTTATTTCAATCATCTCTTCAAGAGTCAACCATTCTTCCGGTAACCTAGCATGAGTCTTTGAGATATGATATTGATTTTCTGCAAGGTGGAGATATGCCGTTGTGATTGTTTTATATACTTTTAGAACGTTATCGATATCACCCTTCAAAATTTTTGGAAATCTGTACGAAATGAGTGTTTTCAATCGCATTTTTTGCCCTTGAATGACGGTATTTTGCCCTTCTTTCGCGATAGTTAACCATGTGACCATCTCATAATCAAGTTCAAAATTTTTCTTCACAATTGGTACATCGGCCGCACCCCCGTCGACGAATGCTCCGGCGGCCGCACCCCCGTCGACATGATGATCTTCAACATCGTTTAAACATAACTCAATTAACTCTTCTATTGTTGCCTCATAGTTGTCATTAATCAAAGTTTCAAGAGTTAGACGAGAAATATTTGGGAAAATTTCTCCCAAATTTTCTAAGTGGTCAGCCATTTTCCATTGGTGCGAGTTTATTTCGCTCATATCTAAATAAAATCATAGTTTAGGCAGGGTACCCGAAATCATGTCGCACGATATAATTAAAGCGCATTTAGGGGCTTTGTCCTCTAATTACAGATTCAAGCATGGCGGAACGAGAAATATAGAAATTAAATCAAGAGAATTACGAACAAAAGATATCAAAATACGAGACTGTGAAATCAAAAATAAATCTGAACCGATAGAAAAGGCTCTTGTTTTTGATAGAAGTCTACCGGGCCAAAAGAAAGCTCTATTAATAGGTATAAATTATACTGGAACAGGTTCTGCTCTGCGTGGTTGTATCAACGATACTAAAAATGTTGCCAAATTACTTCGAGAAAAACATTTTAGTTCTATTACAATGATGAACGATGATCTTTCACCGGCCGGTCTTTTATATCCGACTAAATCGAATATTCTTCGAGAATTAACAAATTTAATATCACAGGCTAAACCCGGAGATTACCTGGTGGTGCAA